GTGCAGCCTGTCGCAAACCGAGAACGGCAGCGGCACAGATGACGCGCCGGCCTGCTCAGTCTCGCTGTCCATGCTGGAATCCTCCCAGGCGTCAGACTACCTCGGGACCCTCAATGTCCTGCTTGCGGCGATCACCGACAGTGCCTCGGGCGTCGATGTCATCACGCAGATCCAACAGGGCATTCTGATTGCCCTGTCCGACTCCGGACTGGGGACCGACGCCCTGACGGACCTGGCCTGCAGCCTGTCGACCGCGGATTCCTCGACCAGTGAGGACGCTGTCGCCTGCTCGGTGCTGCTGCAACAGATCCTCGACGCCTGTGTTGGTGCGGACGTCGCAGCCGCCTCGGTGTTGATCTCGGTGCCTGACTCAGGTGCTGGGTCCGATGCCCCGACCTGCACTGTCCAGCTCTCACTCTCTGACAGTGCCTCGGGGCTCGACCTGCTGACCGCCCTGGCAGTGGTTCTCGGCGTGGCCGATCAGGCGGGCGGGTCTGACACACTGACGGTCAATACGGGCGCGGCCAGCTCGGGCCGGGTGGCCACCATCACATTCACAGCCCGGGGCAAATCCGCGGCGTTCTCGCCCGACTCGAAGTCGACCACCTTCAATCCCAACCTCTGAGAGGAAATCCCATGCTGCACCTTCACGACCTTCTCCGCCGGTTGGCCAAGCGGCTCGCTGACGCCGGCTCCACGATCCGCAGCGGACTGATTCGCGAGCGGTTCCGCTACCGCACCGAGTGGACCATCACCAAGTACGCCTCGGACGCCGATTTCGCGGCGGGCCGGGCGTTCGAGGTGTGCCCCCTCCCCGGGAACATCATGGTAAACGGCGGGCTGCAGGCGATGATCGAGGCCCTCATCGGTGGCTCGATCACCGTGTTCAGCAACGCCAACGCCTATCTGGGGGTGGGCGACAGCTCGACGGCTGAGTCTGCCAGCCAGACCGACCTGCAGGCGTCCACCAACAAGACGCGCAAGGCGATGTCGGCCACGTACCCCAGCCGCACCAACCAGACCGTCACGTTCCGGGCCGTCTTCGGCAGCTCCGACGCGAATTACAACTGGAACGAGTTCGCCGTGTTCAACGCCTCGACCGGTGGGACCATGCTGAACCGCAAGGTCTCCTCCCAAGGGACCAAGGCCAGCGGTCAGACCTGGACCCTGGACTTGGCAATCACGTTCTCCTGAACCGGACCTGACGCCGCATGTGGACAGTCAACCAAAACGACAGCTTCCAGCTCCCCGTCGCGTTCAAGGACGAGGCGGGGACCGCGGTCGTGCCCACGTCGATTTCCTATCAGGTCATCGACGTCGAGACGGGCACGATTGTCCGTGGGGCCACCGCCGTCACTCCGTCCGCCTCTTCGATCACTCTGACGCTCACTTACGACGACACCGCTCTGGTGCAGTCGGGGCGTCGATCGGAGGAACGGGCGGTGCGGGTGACGGCGGTCTACGGCACCGACGCCAGCGGCGACCCGATCCAAAAGACGGACGAGTACTCCTTCCTGGTGGTCAAGCTCGGCCTCACGACCCTGACGCGGCTGAAACTGGCCCTCGGGAAGTCTGTCTCGGACACCAGCGAGGATGACCGGCTCCTGACGCTGCTCGATGCGGCTGAGGCGACGGTCGCCCGCTACCTCAACCGCAACCTTCTGCAGGCCACGTACACCGAGTACTTCAGCGGCACCGGCCGCCCCAGTCTCGTGCTCAGCCACCGGCCCGTGGTCTCGGTGACCGGCGTGTACATCGACCCGGTCGGCTACTACGGGCAGTCTGTCGGTGGCTTCGCGGCCTCGACCATGCTCACCCAGGGGCAGGACTACGCCCTGACCAATCCGAACGCCGGGGAACGCAACCCCGGCATCCTCCAGATGCTCTCGGCCCTCTGGGATGGGACCGGCCTGTCCAACTGGCCGCAGGGGCAGGGGAACATCAAAGTGGTCTACGTCGCCGGGTACACCCAGGTCCCCGCGGACGTGTCCCAGGCGGTCGCCATGATCGTCGGTCAGATGTTGGCCCAGTCGGACAAGGGGTTGCCAATGCAGTCGGAGACTCTCGGGGAGTACTCGTACACGCTCCTCACTGGGGCTCCCGGTCAACTGATGGCCGGGGCGCGGCAGCTCCTGAACAACTACCGCGAGGTGTGCGTATGAGCCTCCTGTCGCTGCTGACCCACACCTGCACAATCCGCCGGGCCTCGGTCTCGGTCGGTGCCTCGGGGATTCCGGCGGTCGCGTACAGCGATCACAAAACCGGGGTGAAATGCCTCCTGCAAGGCAAGTCCGCCCGCACGAACAACACCGCCAACGGGCTGGATTTCCAGTTCGATGCGATCCTGTTCGTCCTGCCGTCGACCGACATCCAGCCCGGCCAGAACGACGGGAACCACCCCGATCAGGTGGTGATCGGTCCGTCGGTCTACACCGTGCAGGCGGTTGTCGACCGGTCCGGGAAAGCCAATCACAAGACCGTGTATCTAAAGGGGTTCCGCCCCGTGGCTGGGGCTTGACCATGGACGTGCAGATTGCGGGTCTGTCGGAGTCGATGCGGAAGTTCACGCAGGCGCTCGAGTTCTGGGCGAAGGACACCCAGGACCGGCTCCGCAAAGCCCACAAACAGTCCGGGCTGCAATGGGTCGCGGAGGCCCGGAAGCGTTGCCCGGTCGACGAGGGGCGGGCCCGCTCGTCGCTGCGCAGCAACACCTACACCGACTCGAATGGAATCATCACCACCGAGGTGGGCAGCAACGTCGAGTACACAAAACACCTCGAGTTCGGCACGGAGTACATCGCGGGCGGGCGGGTGAAAGACCTCGGGCTCTCCCCGGAGATCACCGACCAGCAGGCCATCCACGAATGGCCCGCAAAGCTGGCCGAGGCCACGGGAGACACCACCGTCCGAATCGATGCGGCTGGACGGCGCCGCACCGCCAGCGGGGCGTTTGCTGGAGTGCAGGAGCAGATGCCTTTCCTGCGGACGGGCTTCATGGCGATCCGGTCCAAGATCATTGACCGGTTCAACGCGGCGATCTCCCCGCCCCCACAGGTGAATTGATGGCCCTGAACCTCGACGAACTCTATCAGGTGATCCGGACGGCAATCTTGGCAAATGCCACCGTGCGGGGGCTGCTGTCGACCGCGGACGCGGTCTATCAGGAGGCCGCGGCCGATGTTCGCATCGTGGCCCCGGCGATCCTGATGCGACTGATCTCCGAGGGGCCCCAAGCCCAGATCACCCGCACAGGCAAATATCGCCCTGCCCTGCGGCTGCGGATCCTGGCCCAACAGCCGGACCGGTGCCGCGCCATCGAGCAGGCGTTGCAAGCCGTCCTAGACATCCCTCGAACAGTTGCCGGTGGGCTGTCCAACGCCAATCTGCGGCTCGAATCGTGTCATCAGGTCGACGCCAACGAGGGCAGCGCATTCCTGACGGCGGACCAGTCGGCGACCACAACTCTGGAAACGGTCTGGAACTGCTCTGTCCGGGCGTTAAACTGATCGACCATCCCTCCCACCCAGCACAGGAGCAACCATGCCTCCCGCAATCGACAACATCACCTCCGGCCCCGCCAAGATCCTGTTGGGTGCGACCCAGATTCCGCACACCGAGAACGGCGTGGGCTTCAAGATCAGCCCCAAAAACCGGATGCGGAACGTCGACCGGTTCGGTGTGGGGAACGTCGCGGTGATTCACACCGGCGACGACGTCCGCATCAACACCAGCCTGGCCGAGTGGACCGCCGAGAGCTTGGCGATCGTCTACAACCCCGGGAACAACACCACTTCCGCGACCGGTTCGGGTTCGGGGGTGCGGTACATCGGGGTGGGTCGACAGGCGGGGTACATCTACACCACGACCACGATGGATGTGGTGCCGTACCTGACCGCCGACGCGGGGCGCGGGGCCTTCTTCGAGAAGGTCACCCCCGTGGGCGAGTTCACCATCGACCACAAGGCGGACGCTGATCGCATTTTCGCCTGCGAATGGGTCGCCTTGGTCAAGGAGTCCAACACCGATGGAGAACTCATCGGCAAGATCCGCCTGCCGTGATTGGAGAGCTGACGTCATGAAAAGGGACAGCATGTGGGCCGGTCGCCTGTATCAGGAGCTCGGCAGCCTCGACGACATCCTCACTGTCGGCGTGACTGACCGGGCGCGGAACCTGTACGGCGAACTGGCCCGGGAACACGACGGCAAGCCGGACGACTCGGTCCGGCTGCCGTGGAATGCGTTGCTGCTGGCGGTTGATCAGCAGGACGCGGCGGCGGCAGAGGTTGCTGGAAAGGCTCTGCTGTCCGCGCTCGAGGCGGAATTCGATCTGGACCGGCGGCACGCACCCAGCGGACAGCCGATTCCGGACGGCAGCACGGCCACCGAGGGGGTGGCCGTGCTGAAATCCTGACGACACTGGGGAGGGAACATGGAACGCGAACGGATGGTCGAAACCTCTACGGGTCCGGTGCTCGTGCGCCGGATCTCGTGGAAGGGCTGGCGGCTGGTCAAGTCCCAGGCCTTGAGGTTCCTCGAAGGGCGGGTGGCCGCGCGGGTGAAGTCGATCCCCCCTCCCGGAGCGGTCGAACCCCAGCGGCTCGGATGGGAGATCCTGCCTGAGCTGGCCCGCGAGCTGGCCGAGGAGATGGACGTCTGGGTCTTCGAGTTCCTCAAGGCGTGCGGGGTTGATGCTGCGGTTCTCGACAACATCGACGCCATCGACGCCGTGCTGCTGCGGGACGCGGCTTACGAGGTCTCGGATTTCTCGACCCTCCTGGAGCACGAAAAAAACTTGCTGGCCCAACTCGCCGCGAAAGCGTGCGCGGCGGTTGGGATCACTCTCCCACAGTTGCCGAGTCTCTCCCCCACACCGGGTGGGAATCCCTCCTGATCCGGGCGGGGTGGCAGCGGAGCGAGATTCTTGCAACGCCTGCCGATGAGGTTCTCGCCCACATCGTCCACACGCGGAGGGCTCTCAGTGAGGAGCGTCTGTTTGCACTCCACGCGGCGGCCTACCCGGAAACGGATCCGGCGGCCCAGAGACGGCTTTACGCCGCCACGCAGGCGATTGCCGATTTCGGCCGCCCGCGAGTCTCGGCCTACGAGCGGGTCAGCGACAGCGAACGGATCCTGATGATTGGCGGCGATGCGACGGCGGCTCCCGAGGCGTTCCCCCGGGCCCACCCCGAGCAGATCCGCTGGCTGACGGTGCAGGGAATCACGCTGGAGGAGGCGATCCGGCGGCACGACGAGTGGTTGACCACGAAACTCAAAGACCTGCGATCTTAAATGGCCGGAACATCGACTGTGACGTTTGCGATTGGCGGGACCTCGGTCATCGTCAACGGCCCCCCCGGCCCGACCGACGTGGGGGCCCTGCCGCAGACCACGATTGACCGGGCGGCCGACAACACCCTGGTCTCGTACCGCCACACCTCGACGAAACTCTGGGTGTGGTCGATCGGCCTGAAGGACCTGACGGCCGCACAGAAGGACGCACTCGAGGATTTCTTTCTCGACACGGCCATCGGCCCCACGAACACCTTCACCTACACGCACACGGACGGCATCAGTTACGCCAACTGCCGGTTCATCTCGACCGAGTTGCGATTCCAGCGAGTGAACGGCGACGTCTGGGACGTGCCTGTCCAGATCCAAGTTCCTTCTCAGGTGGTGTGACATGGGGCAGGAGATCCACGAACTACGCGGCGTCATCACGGCCGACCCCAACCCGTTCGTGCGGGCGGTGGGGCAGGCCTTGAAGGCCGGGCAGGAGTTCACCTCCCAGTGGGGCCGCGCGGCGTCCGACCTGGTCTCGATGGGCTCCAAGATCGCCGTCGGGATCACCGGCATGGCCACGGCGATCGGCACCGCGGTCGCGGTCACCGGCACGAAGTTCAACGCGCTGCAACAGAACTCGCAGATCGCGTTTTCCACGATCCTCAAGGACGGGGCGAAGGCGAAAGCCTTCCTGGCGGACCTGCAGAAGTTTGCGGCGGAGACTCCGTTCAGTTTCGGCGGGCTGATCAAGAACGCCCAGTTCCTGCTGGCCACCGGCACGAGCCTGAAGGAGATCATCCCCACCCTGCGGGTCCTCGGCGACACCATGGCGGGCCTCGGGAAGGGCGAGAATGAGCTGCAGCTGGTTGCCACGGCTCTGGCCCAGATCCGCAGTTCTGCGAAGCTCTCGGCTGCCGACATGGGCCAGCTGACAAACCAAGGCATCCCCGCCTGGCAGATGCTCGCCGATGCGGTGGGGAAGACCGTGGGCGAAGTCCGGAAGATGAGCGAGGCCGGGGCGTTCTCGGGGGAACAAGCCTTCCAAATGCTGATGGGGGGAATGCAGCAGCGGTTCGGCGGTGGCATGGCAGCTGCCTCGGGCACGTTTGACCAACTGCTGTCCAACCTGAAGGACACCTTCGACATCCGGTCGGCGGAGGTTACCAAGCCGCTGTTCGACGCCCTCACACGGGTGTTCGCCCAGTTCGCGGAGTACCTCAATTCCGGGAGCTTTGCGGGGGTGATTCAGTCGCTCACGCAGAAGTTCGCGGAGGCGGGCCGGTCCATCGAGCAGTGGTTCGG